GGTTTAATTTGTTTTGATAGGATGTAATCCTCGGCGACTTTTACGTCCTCATCAAATCCACCTATTAACTTGAATGTTTCGGATCTAATCAACATAAAACCACCAAGACAAAACGGTGTAATCCATTTTGAAAGTGATTGTATTATATCAAATGACTTGTATATGTAATTGTATTCACCATTGTCAGTCCTGAACTTCGTGGTTACCAAATCTAAGTGATTGTTATGTATTTTTTTTACTGATTGTGTTAGTATTTTTGTATCTAGTAGAAATACATCAGAATCCATAAATAACACATAGGGGGTTCTTACTATTTTGAATCCTTTATTTCTGGCTATCCCCGGTAATCCACCATCTATTATTATTAAATCAAATACGTCTGTATTATGTGTTAATCTATTAATTAATGATTCATAGGTAACTGAATCGTTTGATGAATCACAAACTATAACATTTACACCATCTATATCCTTTTGATAATTTAATATATCTAAAGCCTTTAAGATAACATCTTTTTCGTTTTTACAGGGGATTACTATTGTTATTAAATTTTTTAAATCCATATTAGTCAAATCCTAATTTTTCTTTAACATATTTAATTATAGGTTTTTCATACATTAAATATGAATCCCAATATTGTTGTTCCGTTCCTGTATCATTAATACCACTAAAATTTTTTGTGGCTATGAATTGTCTTACTGTATCATAAATTGCGTTGTGCAAACTTTCACCCTCCTCTATTTGGTCTTTAACGTCTTTAACTAAATCATTTAGTTCGTCAATATCAAATCTCCTCTTGAACCACGGACTAAGATTTTCATTAAGACCCATCATTTCCTGTATCCTCTGTATGTTTTCTTGTAGGTTCATAATTTAATTATTTTAAAACCATCTTGAGTATTCACTATTACTATATAATATATATCTGTCTTTAGTATCAACTAAAGTTAAATAACTTATTCTAGATATTGTTTTTTTATAAAGAGATAATCTATCTTCAGTTGATGCTATCATAAGATATTTAAACTCTTTTTTATGATTTTCAATTAATTTATTGATTGATGTAAAAAGATATAGTATTTCATTAAGCCCCGTATATCCTATATCTGAACCCCCATCTTTACTATAATAAAAAAACTCCAATTCCATTACATTTTTTAAATCAAGACTTAGATATTGTTTATGTAAAGTCATCCTTATAATGTAAGTTCCCTCGGATTTTTTGGATGGAAGAGAATAGTCATAAGTAATAGTTTCTTTTGTATTATTTTTTTTAATTAACTTTGGTTCTTCACCATTATCAAATATTTCGGTAATAACACCCATCATCTCTTTAATCCTCTGTATGTTTTCTTGTAGGTTCATAACTATTTCTTAGGAGTTGGGATTTTGGTGTCTTTTATAAATTTTCCATACGCATCTTTATATGACTTTTGAGTTTCATCATTTACGTTTTTGGTGTATTGCCAATTCCAATATAAATTTTTATTTGGTTTAAATCCATAAAATTTATGAACTTCCTTTTGAGTCTCAGTTACGTTTTCACCATTCCAATTCTGACCAACACAAATAAAACCTGTCTCAATATCTTTAATTATATTTGATTCACCCAATGTTGTATGTCTATTTTCTAACCAATTCAATCTCTCAATTAAGTTTTGGTAATACATATTGGTCTGACCCCATCTTATAGAACTGAAAAATAAAACAACATCTGACTCAAATAACTCCTTGGATATTTTCCATAATTCGTCTGAGGGTTCATTTATATTAACCCAACATCTATGATTACCTGATGGATTTTTATTTTTATCTTTAAGTTTTGATTTTAATAATCCGCAAGAGTTTCCGTCCTTTCTTGATACATTACCTTCACAGGGTAAAATCTTTAGTTCTGGAACATCTATTAAAACTGCATTATCACCTAATTGGTCTTTTAAATACATCGCAATCATTTTTGATTTTGGTATATCAATATTCTTATTGTCCCAATTATATCTATTTGAACAACTTAATAATAAAACCTTTTTTTTCTTTTTTAGAATATCTAATGTTTTCTCAATTGATTTCCATGCGTCCGATTGAACCATTTCTTCCGAAATCATCATTTCTCTTATTCTATCTATATTTTCTTGTAGATTCATTTCTTTTTCTTTTTTACGCAATTAGGATATCTTTTACCGAACATTGTCTTCATTCCTTTTTGGGTGTATCCTGCCCAACACTTCTCCGTTAGTTCCCCTTCTTTCATTTCAGACATTTCATCAATTTCCTCCGAATAATCCTCATTCTTTAAACAATGATATTCGTCACCAACATTTTGGAATAATTTACCTTTAAATTTGTCCGCATATTTATCATTTAGATATTCTATTAGTAAATTATTAAATTCATCCAAATTTAATAATACCGAATCTGAGTAAGCCCTAAGTTTCCTATAAGGACCGCACTCTGTTACCCATAAAACACCCCAATCATTTCTATGGAATACGTCTTTATCTTTTTTATTATACCATTTACCATATACGTAATTCTTATCACCATATTCAACTTTTAAATCTAATTCGTTAAATACTCTATCAAAGCGGCTAAACAGAAAACTTCTAATTTTTTCTTCTTTGGTTTCCCTCAATACTCTTCTTATGGTTTCTTGTAAGTTCATATGTTATAAATATGGCATAAACAAAAAAAGGTCGTCACAAGGACGACCTTTAAGGCTATTGGTTTTGGTGGATGGGTTTCCAATAAACCCAAGTGTAATGTTAGTGACACATCACTCTCGATTCGTTCGACCACGAGACGGATATTTTAATCGGTTAACTAAAACCAACGATTCTGTCCTTTTTGTTAACTCTAAAGGACAACATGAGTAACATATCATCTCACGTATTAAAGAGTAACGATTTTTTTGTTTTACGGGTATGGGGTGTAAAACTATTTAAACCATCGAAAAAAATAAAAGACCCCACAGAATAAATTTATTTAATCTTTTAATTTAACCTCCTAAAGAGACGGCTTTATTCTATATTCCGTCAAAAAAACGAGTCACTTGTTGCGGGAGCAGGAATCGAACCTGCGTGGTTGAGCTTATGAGACTCAGCTGGCTCCGTCTCCAGTCTACCCCGCCTTGGCTTACGTTGAGATTACACGTTTTAGTAGAAATCTTTGATGGGATTATTGTTTCCCCACGTATCCACCATCTTTTGAATGGTAATTTCCAGTGATGGTCTTTTAGGTGTACCACTCCTTGAATTTCTAACTACTCTCCTACTAATCCGTTCTCTTCAAACTTGCGATCTGATTAGGTCTTCGACAACCTAGAGATTTTTCATAAGAATACATTCTGACTTGCGGTCTTCGTGTGCAATGGACATCCCATTACTATGTAATCACCTTTCGTTAGAAACTGATAGACACTTTTGCTTTCTTTTTAAATTTTTAGTAAAAAAATCGAGTTATGTGTTGTGGATGTATCAAAGTAGTGGTCTACCGTAAGCTTCGTCGTCTTTTGAACAACAAAATACTAAACTACTTCGTGAAGTGTCCCCACCTCCATACTTTAAGATAACTTCGTACCAAGATTTTGGTAAATCTTTGATAAGGACAGTAGCGACACCACTCGTTCTCTATCTTACCTTTCGGTTTTAAGTTATCTTTCATATTGGAACACGCAATTGTATCGTTGGAGCGATAGTTCTCGCAATATTCCTATGGGTTATTCTTATTGGTGTTCCCACCTCAACTTGACAATCCACATTGCCTTGTCACCCAACCACTTTCTCTAAAGCGTCGCCCTCAATACTGAAGGTCAGGTGATATCCCACTTGTGTACTCAAGTTCAGTTACCTGAACCGCAAACTCACTTACACTTGTGAATTCACTTTATCCTACTTTCGTAGTTTATTTAACGACCATACACGGCCGACTATCTTTATGTCTTACCGAAGTAAAACAATGGATAATATTTTTTATGTCAAAGAACAATAATCATTTTCATTTCTTTTACAAAGGTAATTCAAATTTTTCAATTTTCCAAACATTTGTAAAACTTTTTTTTAGTTAGTATAACCGTTGCGGTAATATGTTTCACTTACACTTTAAATGCGAAGGAGTCCCGTAGTCACTTTCCTCACATACAACAGTAGCCCTACGGACCTAGACTGTTTCTGTAACTAATATTTTAAAGAACTAATTAGAACTATGCTACTGACGGCTTAATTAGGGGTTCTCACCGCTCTAAAATGTCAGGTTCACACCAGACCTCCTTTTCTAATTGTTTGACAAAGGTAGTAAATAAATTTCATTTGTCAAGCAATTTTTTTAATTTTTTTTCGTCACCCCCACCCTATTAAACCTAAACTTTATAACTTAAATACTGATAGGGTGGGGTAACTCTCAAATCTTTTACAAATGTATAAAGAATTTTCGTTACTTCCAAATTTATTTTATGATTTTTTATGATATTTTTAAAGAACTGATTTGAATCAAATGTCTGTCTCAAATCCTCTACAAATGTAGTAATAAGTTTTTGAATTACCAAACCATAACCGGAAATTATTTTTAGAATTGACTTTATGGTTTATTACATCTATATTCTTGTACGTTAATAAACCATTAAAACTAATTAAAAATGAAAAATGTATTTTATGTATTTGCTTTAGCATCTTCTCTATTCTTCTCTTCTTGTGGTGGATCCACAGAAGAACAACCTGTAGCATCTGATTCAACGATGGTTGATTCTTGCTCAGTTGACACTTGTAAAGTTGATACTTGTAAGGTAGGTAGTGTTAAAGTGGATACTATTAAAAAGTAACCATATACTATCTAAGAGATTAGCCCTGTTCTTTTTAAGGATGGGGTTTTTTATTTCATAAGGGTCTTAATCCTTTGTATTTCTTCTGACAATATATTATCAGAACTATCTATAGATTCTTTTTTAAATCTACTAGGCCAAAAATTTTGGGTTATTTCTTTACCAAAATATTTTAATGGGGATTCTAGAGCGCTCATAGCCAAATCACCTAAAATCGAAGTTTTTTTACCTGACGATTTTTCATACCCACTATTATAATCTCTTGTATTGTTTTTTGGGGTTTTGTCAGTTTTATTATCTCCGTATGATTTACCAAAATAATCTTTAGGATTAAGTTTGTTTCCTCTTGAATCTAAAATTGAATATTTTATTGATGAAGTTCCGAAATTACCTATTTTATCTCCCTGTGATAATCTCTCTCCGGTATATGTTGATATGGTTGACACACCACAAAACTCGGATGTTAGTTTTTCACCACCTAAATCATGCTTTATAACTACTCTACCACCACAATCAGTTAGTGATACTTTTGTAGTTACACCATCATAAGGTGAAACTATTTTACTAAGATTACTATCGTTGAATTCCACATCATTACCTGATGTAGACATTGAACCTGATGATGGCTTGATAAATTTTGACATATTTATATTTTATACATATAAATATATGTATCTTCAGTAATATTTATTTGAAACACGAATTATGAATTTAATAAGAATAGCGCAAAAATTAAGTAGGTTCTTTGCTCGCCAAAACAGAGCGAGTGATGTTTTAAGTGAATTAATAAGAGACAAAAAACATAGGGAATTTTTTAATGCGGTAAAACCTTTAGATGGGATTAAATTAGCATTCCTTATAAATGGTGTTAATAAGGGGTTAGATTTAGAAACAATGTTAGTGGAGATTGAAAATAATCTAGTTTCATTCACAGTAGTGGAGTTTGAAGATGTTGCATCAATGGTTACTTGTAATGAGTGTAATGGTAATGAGACAATTAGTTGTGATTATTGTGATGGTGATGGTTATATTAGGAGTGATGATGATGAAGACGATGAAGAGTGTGACCATTGTGGTGGTGACGGATATGAACTATGTGGTCATTGTGATGGAAACGGAGAAATTGAGGATGATACAACAACGGACTATAATATTTCAACTTATATCACTTTTGATAGTAAATTAGGCGAGGACGTTGAGTTACTTTATAGTGATAATACGGAAGTAACTAAAGACACGTTAAACCTTAATTTTATGAATCCCAAATTAATTTATTTGGGTATGGATAGACGTAGTGGTGAAAACTATAATATAGATGAAGATTATTGGGGTAATTCTTATGTCAATGACATTGACCGTGTGAACGACCCCAATACTTATATTAGATATAACTCAATGACGACTAATAGAGAAATTTCTAATTTATCTACCACATTTAGAGGTTAGAATTTATTTCTATGTATATCGTTTTCAAGCCTAAGTCGGTCATTTTCTTTTTGAAGATAATCAACTTGGATGTGTAATTTAGCAACCTCAGCGGTTAGTTCTGTAATTGTAATTCTCATTAACTCCTTGTCTTTTGAGGATTCCTCCAACAAAGTTTCTAATTTAACAACTCTTTCTCTAAGATCATCGCGATACATCATATCATCTCTATGACCTATCATTTCCTTCTTAGTTTGTATTGCCAATTTTCTCTCCCAGAATTTCCATGCTGCGGTAGAGGTTAGTACAGTGATAAGTGTTATTACGATTGTATATACCTGTTGTTCCATAGCTATTTACTTTTACAAATAAATATCTACAATTACTCGTTTTTTTTAGTTTTGTAAGTTATTGTTTAAATATGTTTACAAAACCTGCGATGGTTAGTGTCACACCAGCAACAAACATAATATTATTTGGCGTATTTAAAAAAATGTTAGGTTTAACGTAGGTTGAAGTGTATGAATTTTTAAAAGATGAGTAACTACTTACCCACTCTCCATCCGCCCTATTTTGGAGAATAGCGGCAGTTAATAAACTACCACCACTAACCGTTAGTACCAAAGACACATTTTTGTTTTTTGAAACGGTCATATGTTGAGCCTCTGTGTTACCACAAAGACCGAACCCTAACAACAAGACAAAAATAACTATTTTAAAGTTTTTCATATTTAGGTTTGATTAATTTCCATATTATGGATGAATAATCTTTCTTGTCCCACATTGAGAACATAACCGAATGTAGTTCTTTCTTTACGTACTTTTGAACAAACTCGGCAAACTCTTTCTTTGTGGGTTCAGGATTTACATCACCAAATTTACCATATCTGAATCCGTCGTGAGTTTTACCACAATACTCGGATATTTGGAAATGGTTGTATTTTAAATCTCTGGCATATACTTTTATCTTATGGAAAAACTCATCAGGTACATCTTTAAGTATTTCATTTATATCATCACCTGAACTCAATACATCCCAAACAGATGTGGTGGATATATTCGTCATTATTTTATGTAAACGAAGATACTCAGCACCTTTTATCTTCATTCGGTTACCATTAGAGAATTTAACAACGAATCCCTCCTCATTACTACTTATCAAATCCTTCAAAGTGGAGTAATCATTGATTCCGTCATATTTTTTAACCAGTTTGAATCCGATATTGGATATTAGGTTTTTATGTCTTATATCCTCATCATCACCATCGTGTAATTTAACCTCATATCCCGTTTTAGTATTTATCATACCCAATAACACCAAATCTTCAAATGGGTATTTTACCACGATTCTATTTTCGTTGTATATTATTTCAAAAAGGTAAGTATAATCCTTATGAAGTTTATCAAAATCATAATTAAACATCATCTCATATCCTTTAACCGCTTGGTCGGAAGTAAATGACCCACGAGTTGCCATAATCCAACCACCCTCATAATAAAAGAATATACCCAAAGACCCATCCATCTTTTCATAAACATCAAAATCTGAAGTTGGGGTATGTTTCCCTTCCTCCATATTAAAGAATTTTTTGAATGGTCTGGCAACGATATTTCCCTTATCGTCAGTAACAAGACCGCGAGTTTGTAGGGTGACATCATTCCATAAACCTTCATATTGGACTTTCTCAGAATAGTTCCATATAGTCAAAGGGAGGGTTGGATGTACTTGTTTGTACACCAACCCGTCATTATAATATGTGTTAAGTTTATTCACCATCTGATTCTTTATTTTTAATTGCTTCGTCTAATGTGTTATTAATATGTCGGTATAAAACAACCAAGGTGTTAATTATAATTAATCCAATCCACCAATCAATATCATTAACACCATCAGGAAAAAAATTAGTCAAAATAAGACCTAAAGTCGCCCCGAAAGCAAAATTAAACGCAAATCTAACGAACGACGGATTATTCATATTTTTTATTTAGTGGGCCATCTTGGACTCGAACCAAGGACTTGCGGATTATGAGTCCGATACTCTAACCAACTGAGTTAAAAGCCCTAATTATTTTACAAATATACAATTTTATTTTTAATCCTCCAAATCCAAATCGTCAAATCTATTATTTTTTTGTGGTTTAGATTTGGAGGTTTTAACCTTTTTACTTTGATTGTTACTTTTTGACTTAGGTTGGTCGTTCTTCTGACTACGATATGTCTTGCCCATTTTTAATTTAATTATTATCCTACGATTCCTTTAATATCATCTGTGTGGTGGTCAAATCCCATTTCAGAACTGATTGGTTGTTTATCCAACATAGGAACAACCTCAGTCATTAGGTTATATGGTCTGAATTCAGGGTGACCATCCATTCCAACATCCATTCGTTTACCCCTACCAAATCGTTTATCTGTCGGCAAGTGACAATGGCCATGAAGGTGACCAATACCCTTGTTTAATCCATCCCAAGATGAAATTGGGTAGTGCATAATCACGAATTTATTTGAACCCATCACAATTTCGGTATATTGGTCAACACTTTTGAATAGACCTTTAACTCCGTCTTTATTGTTGTCAATATGGTGGTCGTGATTACCAAGAGTTAGGTGAATGTTTTTACAAACAAGACGATCCCAAAATTTACGAATGTTCTCAAAACCACCAAAACTCCAATCACCAAGGTGAATTAGAATATCATCCTGACCCACAACCTCATTGATATTACGAACAATAGTGTCATTCATTTCATCAAGAGATGAAAAATCACGAGTTTGGTCAACAGGAATAGTTCCATCAGCCAATCTCCAATCTGTAACACCCCTACAAATATTTTTATGACCGAAGTGAGTATCTGAAGTAATCCAAACATTTGGAAAACGACCTTTACTATCTGCGGTTATTTTAATTGGTTTCATAGTTTTGTTTTTTCGTGTGATATATACTTGTATTTCTTAACACTTTTTGAGATTAATGTTCCATTCTTCCTAACGAGATCCCAATCTTCATTTATGTAAATGTAATCATAATAAACGACATTTATGGTATCTCTTTTTTTATCTAAATGGATTACCTCAAGTTGATCCGAATAAATAGCTTTATTACCCGTCATATTAGGATTACAGGTTTGTATTAATATGAATAATGTTAATAACAATCCTGTTAAAACAATATATTTTAAAAATTTAGAAGACATATGCGATTAATTGGAATACTGCGATTATGGTTAATAGTAATGTAGTGCCAAATACGAACATTTGAATTAGAATTGACATTGATGAGTATTTACCGTTTCTTGGAGATATGAAGTTTCTTAGCATTTTTTAGTTTATTTTAGTTTGTCAAAGATAATATAAATAATCGGTTAAAACAAATTTTTTGTGGATGGAGTAGGAAACATTATCCCCATCCCCTATTAAAACCAACCTTTTCTTCATCACGACCAATTGATTGGGTTATTAACATATGTTTTGTAACATCATCAGGACTTAACCAACCAACAACATCGTTATTATCCGAAGTCCATATCTCAAAAGTGTTAACACCATCACCATATAACCCCTGAGATCCACCGACAACGGATATTGAATGTCCATTTGGAAAATCCATTGTCGCTTGTACACCACCCCTACTATTTGGATGGGGATTAAAGACCAAATCATCAAATGTTTTTACTTTAAATTTTTCAAAAAAATCTTTCATAATATAGTTTTTAAATTGTTAGTATCCCTTTATTTGTTGGATTTTAGTACCAACACCCAATCTCGTAACTACTGATGCGGATAATTCACCCGTTACCGTTTGATTGGACTGAGTGGCTTCACTAGTAACGTCAACCAAATTATCTGTTGTTAACGTTTAACCCCCACTCTTGTTGTGATCAGGACAGGATTCGAACCTGCTTTAGGGCTTACGACCTATGATAATCTATTTACGACAACAACCATGTCGCCACCTGACCATTTCCCCACCTTGAGATTATTGGTGAGTAGTTATTTCGGTTTTTTCTTCTGTTCCAAAACCTGTGAGGCGTCCCTCGTGAAAACAGTCAATCCTTACTTGGAAGCTAGCGGATAAGCTAACTTTGACTCCAATGAGTAGTCAATTAAAGCTGATACTACCAAACACTTACCTATTGTTTAAGTCTTAAGTTAAAGACTCTGAGTATCTCTTACTCATTGTGGGTAGAGAGGGACTCGAACCCCCGATGTTGTGTCTAAAGACCTTTGATCTACAATCAAAGCCGTTCGCCGCTACGGTAACCTACCCGACGTTAAAAAATAGGAAAATAGAAGATGGGCGAGTGGACATCTATTTTTATGATTAGCATTACTTGGATTCACCTCCACCAATAATGGTATTCCCTAATCAACCTATCAAGAGGGCGGTGAGGGATTCAAACCCCCGTTGTTCTCCTTTGCAGGGAGATGCCTAATCACTCGACCAACCGCCCTTTTAAAACCCCCCAACATTAAGTCAGGGGTGTTTATTTTTTTAATTAATGTTGTACATCATATTTGATCCATTACCTGTCATCACACTTGGTAATGTTCCATTCCACTTATCAAGGTACATTTTCTTAAGTAGTTCAGGTGTCAAGTTACGTTGTTGCAGTTCATAAGCCTTTGCCTCTGATTGAGCCCGAATTACCATTTGTGCGGAGTCACCTCTTGCCACTGCGATTTTTTGGTTAGCCTGAGCAACTGAGATTTTAACCTTATTTTCCTCAGTTTGTGCGTTCTGAACCGCCCGATTCTTTAGAGTAATTGACTCAACCAATGCCGGCGGTGGTGTTAGATTACTTGTTAATTGAGCCAATAGGAATCCTTTTGGTTTAACTTGAGCAATGAATCTCTGTCGTACTGTATTCTCAAAAAGTTGTCGATTCATTAGTAAACTATCAGGGGTAAAATCCCCCGCAGTTGAGCGAAACGCCTCTAACATACAGGTCTTTAAGAATCCGTCCTCAATTTCGGGTAGGTCTCGTCGGAACGTCTCAAAGATAGAACTTACCGAATCTGAAATTACACTATAGTTGATGGCAGGAATTGCGGTAAAGATAGTTCCACCCTTCATAGTTACCTCAATGGTGTCATACTCCTTGTGTTGTACATAAGTCGGCCACTCATATACTTGACTCATCCACGGAATATAGAATTGCCATCCTGTTACTAATTCTGTTTTACTAACACCTTTTTCAGATGCGGTGTTGTTTACTTTAATACCTACGTGACCTGCGTCAATTCGCTCACAAGAAGCGGGAATAAACATTAAAAAGGATCCGAGGACTACGAACAATGCAATTATTTTAATTTTTGACATTTTGGTTTGGTTTGTTTTTATTGATTAGTGAAGTTAGAAAATTTACTGTTTGATAAAATGCGAATCCGATTATACATAACCCTATGATTACTGTGGGGGTATCAGGTTGGGTAGTTAAATATAATCCTGATAGCGAAACGCATATTGATAGGATTGATTTTGAAATTGTGTCCCATACGGGATCATTACTTAGTTTCATATAAATTGTTTTTGGTTATTTGTATTTACGACCATAATCGGGATGTGCTTTGAATCCTTTACATCCACTATGTCCTGTGGAGCAAGAAGTAATTGACATAGATAAAATAACAAGAGTAAATAGTGCGATTAAGATACCTTTCATTTTAGTTAGTTTTAGATTGTTTGACAAAGATACAAAATTATTTCAATAAACCAAAACTATTTTAATAATCTTTATTATCGTCATATGATTTAATATTTGCGAGTTCAATATTTAACCTCTTAACCTCATCGTTTAATAGTTTAATATCTTCCAATCTTTCTTTCAAAACAGAAAACGAATAGTTAATTATTTCTTTTTCCGAATCTGTTAAATCTTCTTTCTTTATTAAGAGATAATTTAACACACCATCAGTATATTCTTCTTTGGGGGTTTTGAATAAACTATCTTTCATCATATTTTAAAAAATTGAATGGTCTCCGTGACTATTATCCCACTCATCTTGAATATAAGGATTGGTGTTAATAGGTTCGGGTTGGATTGTGTCAGAAATAACACATAATAGATCTAATCCCTCTGACTGAGCGGAATCCGATTGGTAAATACTTTCACCATATGGATATTTGCTAAAGTAAGTATCAAGAAGATTTACAACTTCCGTTATTTTTTGGTTGTTCCAGTTAATATTATACATTGTTATGGGGTTTTTTTAAGAGCCGAGGGCCGGATTCGAACCGGCGAGGACTTAATGTCTCCTGATTACAAATCAGGTGTAATCAACCACTATACGACCTCGGCTTATTTTTAGTGATCCCGATTGGATTCGAACCAATGACCTACGCATTAGAAGTGCGTTGCTCTATCCAGCTGAGCTACGGAACCATATTATTTAAATCTTTTTTACTTCATACTTATAACCACTATCAGAATTCTTCTCCATAATATCTCTCATCTTATCCGCTTCATCAAAAGTATCAAATTCTAAGACCTCATTATGGGTGTCAATTATAATAACCGGCATCTCAACACCTTTATTGTTTTTAATGAATTTTAAAATTACATACATACTCTACTCTTAATTATCGTTTTATTTTGTTTTACAAAGGTAATATAAATTTACCAAAATTACAATGTATTTATATTTTTTTTTGTACTCCCGACGGGGATCGAACCCGCAATTTCCACCTTGAAAGAGTCTTTC